TTTAGCAGCTTAATAACCTGCTCAGAGCCCTCTCTCCCTAGCTTCCGCTCTTAAGACGGGGATCAAAGAGAGGTCAAACCCAAAAGAGATCGCGTGGAGGCCCTGCCTGGGGTTGAAGCGTTAAAACTAATCAGGCTAGTCTGGTAGTGGCGTGTCTGTCCGCAGGTGCCAGGCGAATGTAAAGACTGACTAAGCATGTAGTACCGAGGATGTAGGAATTTCGGACGCGGGTTCAACTCCCGCCAGCTCCACCAAATAATGATCCGGATACGTCCGGTGAAGTACAGAAAGCCCGCATGGCACAAGCCCTGCGGGCTTTTTTATGTCTGTCGTTGTCCGAGAACATCCGGCTAAATCCGGTGATTATTGGTATACGTTTAGGTATACGTTAGGATGTATACCTAAAAGCGTATACCAATTCATGAAGGAGCGGCCACAGTGGCACGGACAACACGTCCCCTGACCAACACCGAAGTTCTGCGCGCTAAAGCGTTAGAGAAGGATCTGACGCTGCATGATGGCGATGGGCTTTTCCTGATAGTGAAAACCAGCGGGAAAAAGCTCTGGCGGTTCCGTTATCAACGTCCGACAACAAAGCAGCGGACAATGATGGGGCTCGGTGCCTTCCCCGCCCTTTCGCTTGCTGATGCCCGAGGGTTGAGAGCGGATTACCTTGCCTTATTAGCCAACGGAATCGACCCGCAAATTCAAGCTGAAGTTGCAGAAGAACAACAGCAAATCGCCCTGGACAGTATTTTTTCAACGGTCGCCGCTAACTGGTTCCAGCTCAAAAGTAAAAGCGTTACCGCTGATTATGCAAAAGACATTTGGCGTTCACTGGAGAAAGATGTATTCCCTGCCATCGGTGAGATCCCTGTTCAGCAAATCAAAGCCCGAACACTTGTTGAAGCCCTCGAGCCAATCAAAGCACGTGGAGCGCTAGAGACGGTCCGTCGTCTGGTGCAGCGCATTAACGAGATAATGATTTATGCCGTAAACACTGGTCTGATTGATGCCAATCCAGCATCAGGTATTGGGATGGCCTTTGAGAAACCCAAAAAACAAAACATGCCGACGCTCAGGCCAGAAGAATTGCCGAAGCTGATGCGTTCTTTAGTCATGTCAAATCTGTCTGTTCCGACTCGCTGTCTAATCGAATGGCAGCTCCTGACCCTTGTGCGCCCTTCTGAGGCCTCCGGTGCTCGGTGGGCAGAGATCGATCTCGATTCAAAGCTCTGGACGATTCCAGCCGAACGGATGAAGGCGAAGCGCGAGCATATTGTCCCCCTATCTTCTCAGGCATTAGAAATTCTGGAAGTTATGAAGCCAATCAGTGCTCATCGTGAACATGTTTTTCCGAGTCGGAATGATCCAAAGCAACCAATGAATAGCCAGACGGCAAATGCTGCGTTAAAACGAATTGGATATGGGGGTAAATTAGTAGCACATGGTTTGCGCTCAATAGCGAGTACTGCCATGAATGAAGCTGGTTTAAATTCAGATGTGATTGAAGCAGCACTCGCTCATAGTGATAAAAATGAAGTTCGAAAAGCTTATAATCGCGCGACATATATCATTGCTAGAAAAGAGATTATGAATTGGTGGGGTAATTGCATTAATAAAAGTAAGATCTAAAATTAGATCTTACTTTCACCAATTAGATCATGTCTGCTATGCGCTCTTTTAAATAACCAAATTGCGTGTAGCCTTCATTCTTTTTAATTACACTTGCTATTTGAGACTCGTTATAACTTCCTTCAAATCCATAAAGACAGAGTTCATTATTCCCACTATAACAAAATTGACATTTATCTACCTCATCATGTAGACATTTTGTTTTCAACCCTTTTATTTCACTAATTAATATTTTGCAGAACTCGCCAATTAGCCACTTACCTTTACATACATTAAGTAAACCTGCCATATCATGGCTTACACCCACCTGAATAGCAAATTCATCAAGTTCTATTTCTCGTTCAACAATTGATTCAAAAGCGCCTATATTTTTCAAGTGTTGAACGCTCATCTTATATGATGCTAGAGATTCATAATCTTTCACGCAGGCTTTCTTTAAGCACTCTAAAGACATATAGTACAACGACATTAGAGCTTCTGCTAACTTTTCATAGAGCATCTCAATTAACTCATTGGTTAGCAATTTTGGCTGTATTCTTGTACATTGTTCAATAACGCATTTTATTGCCTGCCGTGTGATAAAATGGCTTTCCATCGAATACCATTTCAGCACAAAAACGGCTGAATTATTAACAATTTCATCTCGGTAGTAGCGAGCATCTCGATCTATAATGCCTAGAATGTAGTGACCCAAATCCCCCTCATATTCAAGTTCCAGCAATGCCTCAATAAAGTCAATTACACCTCTATTACCTTCACTCATATCCTTGAAATTCTGAACAGCAACCACCTCGAAATATTTATCAAGCTGTTGACAAATACCTTCATAAATGGAAATGTCATCGACGCCTTCAACGACTAACATTGGCGTTTCAGACATAATTGCCTCATTCAATATTTCATCATACTCCATAGTGAACCAATCGTTCATTTCCTATCATTCTCAATTTTAACCGGTGCAAGTTTGACCAAACTGTTGGGTGACTTTTTAGATATGATAGGGCTATGAGAGGCCACGATGATTTGTGTTTCTGGCACTAATTCCTGTAGAAGACTTAGCAATGTACGTTGCCATTTAATATTAAGAGAAATTTCTGGCTCATCAATAAGTAGAATATCTCTGCCGCGACCTGCAATTATAACTATTGATAGAAAGGTAAGAATATGTCTTTCGCCACTCGATAATGCCCCGATGGATAGATTAGAGTCCTCAGTTTCAACATATATCTCTTGCTTGTTAATAATTAATTTTTTATCTCCAACCAAGAAGGAGTTAAAGATTTCAACCAGGATGTTAATGGAACTTAAAAGTTGTTTCTCAACCTTTAATTCACGAGTCATATTCATGACTAACTTTCTTAACAATTGATTTTCAAGTATTTTATTAACATCAGATTCACTTTGTATTGATGATAAAATACTAACAACATGATTTTTAAAATTATTCTCAAAACCATCATCTAACGCTTCAATAATCCTCTCTTTATTTTTATACACATCATTCTCAAAATTTGAAGGCATCACGATATCTTCAGAAGTTTTCTTTGCATCCACTGCAATGGCCAACGTATCAAACAACGCATTTTGAATTCTTTCAGTAGCTATATTCCTTGCTAACAGGTAACGTTCAACAAGCATATTCTCGACATTGCTCATTTTTATATTTTGAAGAAATACATGTTTTGCATCTAAATCCATATCATCTTTTTTATTTCTTCTCCTACTATTTTGATATCTCTTTAGAAACATTGCCATCCTTTCACTAAACAAATGAATATCTGTCTTCGCAAATAAAGAGCGATATTCTGGATGGCCAAGAAACCTCAAAACATCCACTGGTTCAACTTTCAACGACTCTGACGTTACGCCTCTCTCCACACCAAGAGATAATGATGTGCAATCAGCTAATTCAGAATCGATAAGATCGCTCCAGTCATATGAGTCTTTAAGAATCCCCTCTTCTACTTCCTCTTGAATCTGTCTTACTGGTACAAATTCTCTTTCTCCATTATTTTTCTCATAATAGATTTCAACATACATTACATTTTCGCTTGCAAGCGACTCATCATCACGCTTAAGAATAGAGTGTATTAATTTCAAAAAAGTAGTTTTACCGCAACCATTATCACCATAAATAACAGATATGTCACCATCAGCAAATTCAACATAAGCTGCTCTGTTAAGTGATTGGAAGCCTGCAATGTAAATAGATAATAGCTTCATTACATCTCCATTATTGTATCTAAGGTTAAGGTTGAAGAAAAATGCCCTGTAAGTTGATTACAACTAACCATGTGATTCTACAACCATAAAGACTTTAACTTTTTTCTCATTAATCACAAGTCTTTGAAGTGAAAATTCATAATTATAGATTCTTTGCCTGCGCGCAATGCTCTCCCCGTCACGCCTGCCTGCTTTGTGTATCGGTTTTAATGCAGTTGCATTGCGAGGCTATGGCTTCCATAGGCCCGAATAATACGTCAGGAAAATAGCAGCTTTAGAAGCGATACAATAAACGCCGAAATGACAGATTACCGTCGCCTCCGGGCGGCTTTTACTTCCCCCTCAACTGGCAGCCTCAGAAGCCCGTCACGCTCTCGAACAACACCGTACCACCCACCGATACCTCCGAAAACCCGAGCGGCGCAGCGAAGCGCCCATGCCGCGAAATTAAACAGAATTAAATAAATACTTTACCGCTGGCGCGCAGTGCTTTCCCCGCCTCGCCTGCCCGCTTCAGGGGGCGGTTTTAATGCAGGTGCATGTACGGGTTCAGGCCGCGCCGTTACTGGCGCGGGAAGGGGTAAAAAGGGTGCATAAACGCATGCAAAACCATGCACCCTGTGGATGCATAGCTTAATTCAGGAAAAATAGCAGGTTTTTCGGGAATTTTCAGGCGGGGCGTTGCGCGGTCATTTCTGCGCACCGGCGCGCATAAATCCGGTGCTGAACGGGCGTATATTTTTGCTGATTATCCGCCCGCGAAGCCGCGTCGGGCCTGTGTCCGGCGGCGGTTAAAATGTCATTATCCTGCGCGCAGTAATTAATTTCTTTTTCGTCGCTCAGCCAGATATTCAGGGCTTCACGAAAATAACCGGCGGCACGGTCGAGGGCGCGGTGTCTGACCAGCTCCGGCTGGCCGTTCAGCGCCTTTAATTCCGGGGCCAGCACGGCGGCAAGCGTTGCGCCGTGCTGCTGCATAAACCCGTTAAGGCCATTCTGCATACTGACGCGTTGCAGGGCTTCATGCGAGCGGATATAGCGACCGGACGCCTGGTTAATCTGCCATTTTTTCACGTCGATACTTTCACGCAGTTCCGCAAGTCTCACCGGGCAGTTTTCACTGTCACCGGTCAGGTGCTGATACAGCGCCTGCTCTGCCTGTGCCAGTTCAGCTTTAAGCGTCAGCCAGGCGGTTTTGTCTGCCTGACAGATTTCAGAGGCCTGTTGTGTGGTTAATGTGGTCACGGTTGTTTTCCTGTCAGATTACTGCGTGGCGGATGGTCGCTGCGTTCTGGCCCTGCCGGACTCAGCTTTAATAAAATCATCCGCCTCACCCCCTTCTGACGGTGGGCGGATAATACTGTCGATGGATTCCATCGAACGGAAACTTGCTGAACAGAGCAGATTGGTGCACTGGTAATAGCGGTGTTTCACACTTTCCGACAGGTAGCGGCTTGTGCGGGCGTGTGCCGCCTGTTTGCAGAACGGGCAGTGGATCATGATTTACTCCTTCATCCCGTTACCGGCTTTTTTTGCGGCCAGTGACTGCGCGAGTTTCAGACGGCTGACCGGACTGTCGTAGAGCTTCATATCCACGCCGGTCAGCGCCGGGCGGTGCATGCCGGTGACGGACAGCACCGGCTCCTGATCCATGTCAAACTGATACATGACCGTCCTTCTCATCAGGCTTTCCCCGAGTTCACGGGCAGCGGTTGCGTGTGCTGCCGTGTCTCCCCGCAGCTCCAGCGAACGGACACGCAGCACAAAAGCTCGTACCAGCGCCGGGTCGATGCCGGTCTGCGCACAGGCCCATTCCCCGTCTGCATAGGTAGTGAATGCCGTGTTGTGGTTGGCCGTGTATTTACCGGCAGTGCCACATGCAGCGAGCATCGCGCGGGATTTATCGTCCTCCAGTTCAGCAATCAGGGCGGTGAATTCCTCTGCCAGCTCGCGGCTGGCGATACGCTGACTGTGTTCGGCTTTCATTTCCGGGGTAATGTTGCCGCGCAGGCTGCGGAACCGGCTGCGCCAGCTCTGTTCCGCCTCAGCGCTTTCATCCAGTGCGGCCTGCCGCTCCTGCTCGCTGCGACGAATGGCCGCCTCAATGTCATACAACTTTTTCATGCTGGCCATATGCGCGTCGCGGGCCTGCGTGAATGCATCCAGTGCAACGGCCACACGCTGTTCGTTTTCCTTCTGCTGGTTTTCGCCCATCGACTTCATGGCGGTGGCAATAATTTCTGCTGGCTTAATCATTTCAGGTTCTCCGTGTGTTCAACCTGAATAAATTCTGCCGCGCCTCAGACAACAAGACGATTCATTACGGTTGTGGCAGGGCTGGCACAAAACACAGGCAAACCCGGCTCGCCAGAAAGAGGTCGCAGGAAAACCTTACTTACCGTTTATTTTTTTACTTATAACTGTTCACTACTGTTCACCATAAATAAAATAATAATTAATACAGTAAGTTAAAGGGTGAACAGTTGAAGAGTTAACTGTTCACTGTCTGTTCACCACTGTTCACCAACCTTTTTTGGTGAACCTTTAGCCCTTAGACTTTTTTGCGGTTAATTAGTAAGTAATTAATAAATATAAGTAATCAGGAATGGGCCATTACTTTGCCAGCATTTGCCAAAAAGTGGCCAACGTTTGCCACTGTATAAAAATCGCTCTGTTGTGTGGTCAGCTACTACAAAATGACTTGTTGCCCTGAGGCAAAATATTCACAGAATAGAGAGCTACCTGAAGCCGGACGGACACGACCGGCACTGTATGGACTTTACGAGGTAGCCCGATGCTCGCAGTTTCTTTTTTCTCATATCCCATATATCCAACGCCGCTCTTTTATTTGCCTAATGATATTCACGACGCCTTTAAGTCTGGTAATCACCGGATAACAGCACTGACCTTTTTAGATTAATTAGAAATTAATGCTCCAGTGTATATTCGATTTGGTTATGTCTGATTTTGATTGGTTTTTACGGGTTTTAATTGGTTTTAACCAGTCAGAAGTCAATGTTTATCTCACGAAAAACAAACATGACCTGAAGAAAAATATACACATAATAGGGAGCTACCCGAAGCCGGACGGACATGACCGGCACTGTATGGATTTTATGAGGTAGCCCGATGCAAACTGTTTTTTCTTCACCGTCTTCTGCCCCTGCCGCGCCACTTATGCCGGTCTCTGACAGCGTTCAGGAACGCTTTATTCGCCTGCCCGAAGTGATGCACCTGTGCGGGTTATCACGCTCCACCATTTACGATCTCATCAGCCGCGAGGCTTTCCCGAAGCAAATCTCGCTCGGGGGTAAAAACGTGGCGTGGGCGCAGTCGGAAATCACCGCGTGGATGGCTGACCGTATCGCCGACCGTAACCGGGGATATGACGCATGATGATGGCCGTTCTGCAAAAAGCCCCTTTTTCTGGCTTGCTTATTTTTGCCGTTCCCGGGTATAGTTTTCCCGCTGTCGCAAAATCGGCAGCCGGAATTGGCGTTCCGAATAACTTCAAGGCGACACGACACGCGCCATGCGTGTTTTTTTATGTCGTGGCTCAGGCTGACCCGTTTTCAGGGCTGTGGTGTTTATTCGTGCACCAAGGTTCGTTTCTGATAATGGTAGTCCGGGCGGGGCAGCCTTCGGGCTGGCCGGTTTCCTTGAAGGCCGGTTACGCCAACCCCGTTCGGGCTGCCACCAGTGAAATTGGCGTTTCCGGTGGTAGTTTTTCAAGCTACTTCAAGGAGGCTGCCATCATGGCTACTATCCTCACCCCGTCATACCCTCAGTTCGTCTTTGTCTTTGCGGCCGTTCGTCGCGCTGACCGTAAACCCCGTGTCTGTATGCTGCGTACCGTTGCCGGTGACGAGCGCGCTGCCCGCCGCGCCCTTGTCCGTGATTATGTCCTGTCGTTTGCCGGTCGCCTGCCGGTGGCGGAGGTGCGCGCATGAAAGAGCTGACCCTGACCATTACCCACGCTGACCTTGTGAGCCTTGAGCACCTGCGTAACGTCGGCCAGTTCGTCGGCGACATGTTGCAGTTACAGGACACAACAACCGGTCACGACACGGAACAGCAGTTACAGCTCGCCTCGGTTATTCATCTCATGACCGCCCGCCTCGACGATGTGGTGGAACGCTGTAATCAGCGCTGGCTCACAGAGGAGGTACGCGCATGAAGCAGCCCTTACCACCCGCATTACGTGCCGCGCTCTATCGCCGTGCCGTGGCCTGTGCCTGGCTGACCCTGTGCGCGCGTCAACACCGCTATCCGCACCTGACCCTTGAATCACTGGAAAGCGCCATTGCCGCCGAGCTGGAGGGCTTCTACCTGCGCCAGCACGGCGAGGAAAAGGGCCGCCTGATTGCCTGTGCCCTGCTGGAAGATTTAATGGAAGCCGGGCCGCTTAAGGCTGCCCCGTCATTGTCCTTTCTCGGGCTGACCGTGATGGATGAATTATGCGCCCGCCACATCACCGCGCCGGTACTGCACTGAGGGAGACCACCACAATGAAAATGAACGTAACGGAAACCGTGAAACAGGCATGCGGCCACTGGCCGCGCATTCTCCCGGCGCTGGGCGTGAAGGTCATTAAAAACCGCCATCAGGCCTGCCCGGTGTGCGGCGGCTCTGACCGTTTCCGCTTTGACGATAAAGAGGGGCGCGGGACGTGGTTCTGTAACCAGTGCGGCGCAGGGGATGGTCTGAAACTGGTTGAGAAGGTGTTCGGCGTGTCAGCCTCAGAAGCCGCCGGAAAGGTCAGTGCCCTGACCGGCAGCCTGCCTCCGGTGGCCCCCGAGGAGGCTGCGGCCGAAGAAGCGGGAACCGATGCCGGGCGAAAGGCGGCGGTTACGCTTGCCGCAAAGCTCATGGAAAAAACCCGCCCGGCCGCCGGTAACGCCTACCTGACCCGCAAGGGCTTTCCCGGTCATGAATGTGTCATGCTGACGGCCACCCACAAAACCGGCGGCGTGACCTACTGCGCCGGTGACCTGGCCGTGCCACTGTATGACGAAAGCGGGGCGCTGGTTAATCTCCAGCTTATCAATGCAGACGGCATTAAACGCACCCTGAAAGGCGGCCAGGTGAAAGGGTGCTGCCATACCCTCGACGGGAAAAAACAGGCCGGGAAACGCCTGTGGATAGCCGAAGGTTATGCGACCGGCCTCACCGTGCATCACCTGACCGGCGAAACCGTGATGGTGGCGCTGTCGTCCGTGAACCTTCTTTCTCTGGCGAGCCTTGCCCGTCAGAAGTACCCGACCTGTCAGATTATCCTTGCGGCCGACCGTGACCTTAACGGCGAGGGCCAGACGAAAGCCACAGCGGCCGCAGATGCCTGTGACGGCACTGTCGCCCTGCCGCCGGTATTTGGTGACTGGAATGATGCGTTTGTGCAGCAGGGCGAGGATGCCACGCGCCGGGCGATTTATGATGCTATCCGCCCGGCGGCGCAGAGCCCGTTCGACACCATGAGCGAGGCCGAATTTACGGCCATGAGCACCAGTGAAAAAGCAATGCGGGTGCTTGAGCACTACGGTGAAGCGCTGGCCGTGGATGCGAACGGCCAGCTCCTGTCCCGGTATGAAAACGGCATCTGGAAGGTGATACCACCGTCAGAATTTGCCCGCGATGTGGCCAGGCTGTTTCAGCGTCTTCGCGCTCCGTTTTCATCGGGTAGGATTGCCTCCGTGGTGGAAACTCTGAAACTGATTATTCCGCAACAGGACACCCCGGCGCGGCGGCTGATTGGCTTTCGCAACGGCGTACTGGATACCGGCACAGGCATTTTCAGCCCGCACCACAAATCACACTGGATGCGCACCCTGTGCGATGTGGATTTTACGCCACCGGTTGAAGGGGAAACGCTGGAAACCCACGCGCCGCATTTCTGGCGCTGGCTCGACCGTGCCGCCGGTGGCCGGGCTGACAAACGCAATGTGATACTCGCCGCGCTGTTTATGGTGCTGGCGAACCGCTACGACTGGCAGCTCTTTCTCGAAGTGACCGGGCCGGGTGGCAGCGGCAAAAGTATCCTGGCAGAAATCGCCACCCTGCTTGCCGGGGAAGATAACGCCACGTCAGCCGACATCGACACGCTAGAAGACCCCCGCAAGCGTGCATCCCTGATTGGCTTCTCGCTTATCCGTCTGCCAGACCAGGAGAAATGGAGCGGTGACGGTGCCGGGCTTAAGGCCATTACAGGCGGCGATGCGGTCTCGGTTGACCCGAAATATCAGAACCCCTACTCGACGCATATTCCGGCAGTCATTCTGGCCGTGAATAACAATCCGATGCGCTTCACAGACCGCAGCGGCGGGGTGTCGCGTCGGCGGGTGATTATTCACTTCCCGGAACAGATTGCACCGGAGGAGCGCGACCCGCAGCTCAGGGATAAAATTGCGCGCGAGCTGGCGGTCATTGTGCGCCAGCTTATGCAGCAGTTCAGCGACCCGATGGCAGCGCGCACTCTGCTCCAGTCGCAGCAGAACTCAGACGAGGCACTCAGCATCAAGCGCGACGCTGACCCGACGTTTGATTTTTGCGGCTATCTGGAAATGCTCCCGCAGACCAACGGGATGTTTATGGGTAATGCCAGTATTATTCCGCGTAATTACCGTAAATATCTTTATCACGCCTATCTTGCCTATATGGAGGCTAACGGGTACAGGAACGTGCTCAGCCTGAAAATGTTCGGGCTGGGGCTGCCGATGATGCTGAAAGAGTACGGCCTGAATTATGAGAAGCGGCACACAAAGCAGGGGATACAAACCAACCTGTCGCTGAAAGAAGAAAGCTACGGCGACTGGCTGCCAAAGTGCGAAGAACCCGCAGCGACATAACCTACTTCAGACCGGCAACAGCCGGTCTTTTCCTTTCTGACCATTGCCACAAGGTGAATAATCTACTGTTCATCCTTCACCGTATACTCACCATTTATCTACATGAAATTATTAATAAAAAATTAAAGGTGAACAGTGTGAACAGTTAAATGCAAAAAAACTTTTTCCTTGATGTGATCCATTCCAAAAACGGGTTTGCTTAAGCACATTAAACACTGCAACGAATCGCTATTGGTATACGCTTAGGTATACAAATGAAAGTTGAATTAAAAAATTATCAATAAAAACAAAATATTGAATAGTTTATTCAGACTCCGCCAGCCCACCAAAATTCTCCATCGGTGATTACCAGAGTCATCCGATGAAGTCCTGAAAGCCCGCACGGCGCAAGCCCTGCGGGCTTTTTTGTGCCTTCAATTTGTCCTACGAAGTCCAAAGAGAACTAATTAAATCCGAACCTCTTAGGCCCATTGATAGGCTCAACGAATAGCTCTATTGTTTTCGTTGGGCCTATCGATGGGAGCCCCCCTGCGCCAGAGTCAGCGAAACCAGTTCCGGCCTGTTATCCATCTGCAATTTCAGCGGATAACCCAGGTTTGCCGC